CTCCAATTGGGACTTTAACCAAATGACTTGGATCTAGTCCATCATAACCGTATGAAAACTGATAAATAGTTCTATATACATTTCGTACAGACCCATCCAATTCAATTAGAACATCCTCCATAGCTTTAATAATATAATGATGAATGCTCCCAGATTCACTGGTGTTCAATGCAGTGTCAATAAGACCTTCTCTTCCTGAACTTTGCGTAAAGAAAAGCTCTGCAGGAGTTAACCCGTTCATGAAGGAACTTTTAACGAACCCTCTACTTTCTAAAGCATAATCGGGATCATCTTTATCGAAGAACGCCAATCCTGCATCTAATCGTTTACCTCCCAAGAATTGTTGACCTACAAGAGCAGTCATTTGGGTTAGATTAGTTTCTTTTCCTTTTGATTTTGATTTAATCATTTGAGATAGAGGATTATCACTAGTAATATTTTCTTTTAGAATTTTATCACCAATTTTCTTAACATTATCAATAGATGCTATAATTTGTCGCTCACGTCTATCCTGCTCTATTGGATCATCAACATGACCTCCAAAACTATCAGCTAATAATTTAGAACGTTCAATTTCTTTACTAACGGTATCTTTCAATTTTTGATCTGTAGGATTACAATCGGTAATACCAATGGAAAGCCCTTGGAATTTCAACCAATAATTAATTAAAAAATTACAATCACTAATAAATGCTACTGCTCTTATAACTCCATATTCTTTCCATAAATTCTGAATGATACTATTAACAGAAGGACCAATATGATCTTTCGTAATAATTCCTTTAATCAACACTCCTTCTCTAATAATAACATCTCCTTTCGTATAATAAAAATCTTCAGGTAATAAAGAACTAAATAACGATTTACCACTTAATAAATATATATGATGTTTCTTAACTCTATCTTTCCATGTAGATAATTGAGGTGTATAAGTAAGAACTGTTAAACAATCATATAATAACTCTAAATCTATAGTCATATTATCATTCGTTAATATTGTAGAACCTGTTAATGCATTATATACAACTCCCATTGCATTGGAATTAGTCTGACCACTCATCAAACAATTCTTAACATCCAGTAATTCTCGCTCCTCTTTCTGAGCTTCTGGACTCTGACTCACATGTACGTTCATCTCATCACCTAGTTGAGTCCCAAAGGTTTCCCAGTGGGCTGGACTGTACCTTAAGCTTGCTAAGGGTTAGCTAGACCCGTTAAACACAAACCAACACCCGTTCAGTCTCTGAATGCCTTCCATAGTCTGCTAAACGACATTAGGAAGTAACACGGCGGATTGTCCAATCCTTCAAGATTATTACCATTGGGTACGGCTATTAACCGTGTTCTTCATAAAAGCTTTCGCAAAAATGAATGGTACTTGAAGGCTTAAGGAGTTTCCCGCAACGAGGTGTTTCGCCAAATTAAAGTGTAAATTTGACTATGGGGTTGCACACTTTTAATGCCCCATGTATTTCGACAGTGAAAGTTTATCGAAATCTGCATTGAAGGACGTAGTATAACCTAAGTGAAGACCGATAGTGTTTGGACCTTCTATAAGTTGGTATTTTCCATCAACGTATTGAAATTTTTCTGCTAGTACTACTTCCATTGACATGAATGAATTTTTGCTCAGTGTTGGCTGGCGATTGATAATAACACGATCGCCATTTTGTAACCATCGATAAAATGTATCACCAATTGATGGTATATAATTGAGCATTCTTTCTTTATTTACAGGAAGTCTTTGACCTATATATTTTTTTGGAAGAGTACTATTTGGTCCCGGAAGGAAGAAATTAACTCTGCCACCTCTTAATAGTTGTGTAAGTGCTCCTTTATTTTGGGCTGTAACAACTTCTGGTTTTGTACAAACTTTTGCGATCTTCATTGGAATTCTTACTTGTCCGAATTTTAGAGATGGGTCGGGACTAATAACTGTACGTCCGCTGTAATCTACACGTTTCCCCATGAGATGTGCACGAGGTAGTGCGCTTTTTCCTTGTAATTTAGATCTAATAGATTTATCCTTTCCTTGTGTTTTCTTTTTATCTCCTTGGAATAGTAGTTTAACATATTCGATAACTTTTTCAACTAATCGATTGCGATCAACTTCAGATGGAGATATACTACCTTTCTTAGCTAATTGATTATTCGCTTTAACAATATCACTATAAAATTTAGTAATTTCATCGGGATATATTTTACCGTCTTGTTCACTTGCTAAACGTGCACAGTTAGGTACGACTGGGATATATTCCATAATATAATTAATAGGTTTTGATTTTTTATCGAATCCTAGTATTTCTAATGTTTCTTCACTAATTCCGTCGAGTATTTCTATTAAATTTTGAATGCTATAATACATCATTGGCGTTACATCTTTCTTTGCCTTTTTAGATCGTTCTGTATAACATATCATATTCCTATTTTGTGATTCTTCAATATCAAAATGGGGATTTGGAGCACATCTCTTACCTCCCGGTTCACACATACAAGTATATACATTGTCTGATAATTTTTCGATTGATTTTAGTCGATTAATCCCGTGCATATTGAATACTCCACTTTTTTGAAGAGTTTCATATGGAACTAGTAATTTCCCATCTTCATTACAAATACATTTCAATACGCTAATCAATGTTCTTATACATAAGGGATTTATAATAGGTTCATTTAATTTAATACGTCCGTAATGTCCAGTGCAAGATGTATTATCTCTTTTACAAACGGGACATACTTGGTATGAGTCTGTGGCACCCATCCGCAAGTCATTAACGGATTGTTCTCCACTTAGACTTGGATTTGTTATTTCAACTACAGATATTTTCACAATATCTTCACTTGATAAAACAGATATAGTAACAGAGTCTATGAATAACTCTGGTAGTTCATTAATCGACTTCTCATTCATATCAATAGCGTTCATTATCTCGTGCATAGGAACCTTCGCTTGTTCTGAAGACCTAACATAAGGTTCAGAATTTAATAATGGTATTAAATGTTGTTCTTGTATATCTAATATTGGAGGAGCTATATTTGGTGCATCTACTCTTTTTTTCTTGAAGACTATTCCACCACTTGAAAGTATTGGAAGTACTGGACCAGTTTTTATATCCATTTTAATTTGATTAGTATAAATTAATTACTTAAAAATATTTAAAATTTCAATTGAGATGGATGGATATTAGGTTATATATTTATTAATATATAATTTTATAATTCATTGATCAAGCTTACATCCATGTCTGGCAAGATATTTAACAACATTATCACGATCGTTCTCAGATGCCTGCAAAATTGCTTCATCATTATCGGCATGAATATTTGCCCCGTGCTTGATTAAATATTTAATAACATTTAAATTGCCATTAGCTGATGCATTTATAAGCGCTTCGTCGTCATTAGCATGAACATTTGCGCCATGCTTGATGAGACATTCAATAACAGCTAAGTGTCCTTCTTCGGATGCTATTAGAAGTGCTTGATCATCCTGAGCATGAACATTAGCACCATGATATAGAAGACATTCGACAATATCCAAGTAACCATTCTCAGATGCATATATAAGTGCTGAATCATCAGCAGCATGAATGTTGCATCCATTCTTAATTAGATATTCAACAACATCTAGATGACCAAATCTAGACGCCCAGCGAAGTGCTTGATCATCCTGAGCATGAACATTAGCGCCATGAGATATACACATTTCAATCCGTTAATTTTATTAATTAATTTAGATGTATGCTTATCAATTTTTACTAATATTTGTTTTTTCCAATCTTCTATATTAAATGTTGTATCATCATGCAAATACTCGCATGAATCGCAATATAAACATTCACATTTGCATATGGTAGTATAAGGTTCATTATGTTTAGGACATAGTTCAATATTTTGTATAAGCTCTGGTGTATCTGATACTAAATCGTTATTGATCCATTGGTCATCCATTCCTATTATGTTAATATTATTTATAATTAATAATATTAAATTCAATTTTTATTGTTGATAATGTGTGACACTAGAAAACGAGAGCAAAAATCTTGTCCACATTCATTACATACACAATCATGCCACATCTTCTTTGGATCTTCCGAATTAGGAAAGAATGGGTCATTAGTTACACCAATGTAGGTAATGCTAACACTGTGAGCGCATTCAATTTGTTTTTTTACATTCGTGATCACAACATTTCTTCATTTTTATTGTTGATTAAATAATAATTATTTTAATTATTACTCAGGAATGGCTGATAAGAAAATCACACTATTACTACTAATCTCGATTCCTTTGATGTTGTCGAAATCTTCGTGAGTCACATTAAATGATGTGAATTCAAACATCTTGAAACAATCTTGCAAGAAATCCTTCGACAAAATTTCAAGTACAATCGAATCATTAGTCACAGTACCACTACGCACATTAATTTTGTTCTCCCATTGATGATTGTATAGTGGATAACTACTGTTGATACACCCTGTTACAGGATCGTATTCAATGCGAACAGGACGATATGGACGAACTCGGAACATGTCCCTAACGAACTCGAAAAAGGTTATGTAATCACTAGTTTCTCCAAAAACAATTGTTCCAGACATAATTAATAGATGATATTAATTACATATTTATAATTTATAAATAATTCAATTTTTATTGAATTTTGCTCCATGTAATATAAGATATTCGATGATAGCAAAATGTCGGTTATCAAATGCCGAATGAAGTGCTTGATTGTTCTGGTCTGGCTATGCCAAGACCCGACGTACCGAGCCTTGCTCGGACAGCAGAGCTGTCAGTCAGTGTGTATGAATATCAGCTGCATGGGATATAAGATATTCAACAACATCTAAATGACCATTCGCAGATGCACAACAGAGTGCGAAGTCATTATCGGCATGAATATCTGCATCGCCAAGAAGGCGCCAGCCTTCGGCTGCCCCATGCTTAATAAGACATTCAACTACTGGTAAATGACCATTACGAGATGCCCAGTGAAGTGATATATCTTCCCTAGTATGAATATCGGCTCCATAGAATATAAGATATTCAACAATAGCTAAATGACCATTACGAGATGCCCAACATAGCGCATCATCTTCATCCTCATGAATATCCGCACCATGGGATATAAGACATTTTACAACCTCTAAATGACCATTAGCAGATGCATGGCGAAGTGCATCCTCATTCTCCGCATGAATATCTGCTCCATGTTTAATTAGTAATTCTACAACATTTAAATTACCATTATCAGATGCATACCAAAGTGCTAAATCATTCTTAGCATGAATATCGGCTCCATACTTAATAAGACAATCTGCAACAGCTAAATTACCTTCATTAGATGCTAATCTAAGTACATATTCATTATCATCATGAATATTTAAATCGTTTTCAATAATATTTTTAATATATTTATTTTTTATTTCACTTGGAATAATTATGTTATTCTTATCATTATTTAGTATTGTATTTTTTCTTTTTATTATATTAGAAATTGGTAAATTGTTAATAAGTTGACTGAAATTATCGATATGACTAATATCAACAAACATTGTATCAATAATATCATCGAGTTGTTTTACAAATGATGTATAATCATAATCATCATT